CTTAAAAGAAACTTCCAAGCCTTTCGCAACGTATACGAAAGCTAGGTTCATAAGTTATTTCTCTTCTGCTTTAAAATCTTCAACAATTGCCTCAATAACATCTTTTACAGTGTCACCTTCAGCAACCTCAATTTCGTGGATATCGGCCAAAGCTTTTGCTTGATCCATGTTGATATCCTTGGCCATCTTATCAACGGTAATACCCTTTTCATACTGGGCTTTAAGTTTCTTATCAAGTTTCTTGATATCAACTTCTCTTTCCTTCTCTACCTTCTGGTCAGGTTGTACGATGACCAAATGACCAGAATTAAGGGCCATTGAAATACGGCGTGATCTCAACTGACGATCATTAACTTCTACCTTTTCCCCACGGGCAATGGTAAGACCAGTAGTCTGGTCAAAAAATCCGTTTGCTTTCGGACCAAGTGAAATAAATTTTGACATAATATATTCTCCTATTTGTTTAGGTGGATTATTGAAAGGTCGGGAAATCTATGTTAGTAGATTATTCCCGACCATATTTTACTTTACTCTAAGTTAACCAACATGTATGGATCTTTGTTCATGTACTCTGGGAATCCATAACTACCAAATGCCTTAGTAGTATCAAGTACAATCACTGAATCATTGTAGATCTTAGAGAATCCAGTAGTCAGAGTAGCATATACAGCTTCCGTCTGATTAGATACAATACGTTCTGACTCAAGCATAAGCTGCTTAGCTGTCAACTTAACCAAAGCTGCACGAGGATCAATCATTACGATGTCATTAGCAGGAACTCCAGGATGAATCCACATATCTGCAGTATTGGGAACTGGAGTATGGAGATTCAGAGTAGCTTCTGTAGTACCCTGACTACGCTTCTTGAATTCATCGAGGTCAAGCAAGCTAAGAGCAATATCCTCAGCAGAGATCATGGTAGTAAAGTTACGACCAATACGTGCACCACGGATCCATACACGAAGCATATCTTTATAGGTAAGGGTATTAGCTGTAGTTACACCTACGATATCAGCAGCTTCTGAACCATCAGCTTTATTACCCAAAAGGAGAGTATCCAAAGCCAAAGTATCAAGAGCATATCCGAGCTGAATACCGAAATCACGGAGGTAAATACCAAGGATATCGATAGATACATAATTGCGAACCTCATCAGTAAGCTTGAATCCTTTACCGATCTTGAAGAGAGTAACACTCTTCTGACCGAATGAAACTGTACCGAGAGGGATAGTCTCTGCTTCATTGATCTTAGCAGGAGCAGCATCGGACATGTTTACCCATGGCTGAATTGCTGTCAAACCATTGATAGGCTGATCACCCTGGATAATAGTCGGATAGAACGGAGCCTCACGCATACCAGTAGTAATGGCAGCACGGATGATTTCTGGAACAATCCAACGGATATCCTGATTAGGCATATCGAAGATGTTCTGCATAGTATCAACCTTAGGATTCATATCGATCTTCTCAAACAGAGTAGAAAGAGAAATACCCCACTTACCCTGTACGAGTTCTTCAAATGAAACATCTACTGGTTTCTTATTCTGGCCACCAGCACGTACACTCTCAAGAGAGAGGACCATACCTTTAAACTCCTTCTTGAAGTCTTCGGCCTGCATCTTTGTAATATCAATTTTTGTTTCCATATTCTTTACTAACTTTCATTCATGATTTAACGTACAAGTACAGGTACAAGTTCAGCTTCACCACCAGCAGGAGCAGAAGCAGCTGCCAAAGCAATAAACTTACTCTCTGCACCAGAAGTAGTATTAGCACAATTTGGATAACGGTTGTTAAAGAGAGTACCAGCAGGCTTAACATAACCTGGAGTAATAGCTGCAGTAGCTGCCCAGTGACAAATCATATAACCCTCTACGGCAACAGTAACCTCAATGGGATACTCCCGCTGAGCATGATAAGCCGGGGTTACGCTGTCAGTTACAGCAACACCAAGATATACCTGACCTTCTGCACCAGTATAAGCAATAAGCTTACCAGTATTATCCAAAGCAACAGGCATACCCTGAACAATTTTAACACCATCAGCTACATTGAAAGCCTGATGGAGTTTGTGGGATTCGTGTTTATAAATAGAAACCCGTGGAGTCTTCTGACCATAGAGAGTAAGTTTACCCTCTCGAGTGCTCATAATATCCATATTATTCCTTTTTATTAATTAATTATGAAATCTTGTTTTTATAAAGTTTATCGAGAGCCGATTTAGTATCACCGGGCTGTTCGTTATTCTTAGTAGTATCTTCATGACTTTCATCTGCAGAAGAAGCACGATTAATATCATGAGAACCACACTTAGCACAATGAAGGGGGAACTTCTCTTCAAGACGAGCCTCATAATCTTTCTTAAGAGAGAGGAGAGTCTGAAGACCAGTAGTCTCTGCATTAATCATCGTAACGATGGTTTCATCTACATGCTCACCAGCAAGCTTCTTATAGGTAGCCACTGTACTCTCACGAAGAGAAGCAATGTGATTCTTACCTACTGAAGCCATCTCGCTCAGGTTAGCAATCTCTGTGTCCTTAGTAGCAATACTTGCTTTTAAAGACGTAATCTCATTGTCCTTAGTGGTGATCTGCTCTTTAAGTGAAATCAGGTTTTTAATGTTATTACCTACCAACTGAAGGGCAAGTTCTACACTAACTTCCTGACCCTCTTCGAGCTGAAGCATGTTTTCACCAAAAAGTTTTTCGAGAAATTCTTTCAATTCTTGGTTCATGTTCGAAATATTTTTTGATTCACTATTTTTCGGATCCTTATTATCTAAATGTAGAGTATCGTCAAGGTTTTCATCTTGTTTACCCAACTCCTTAGAGTCCTGGAAAGTATATACTTTTGGTGACTCTTTTTGATATTCAGAATAACTATTCCAAGTCCTATTTGCAAAACCTGGATTAATTATCTTACCATCATCGCCTATTTTCTGAGCATAAGAGTCAGCACCGTGTGATA